CGAAAAGCCCGATTCGGCGCCCCAATCCGCGCTGTTTACGACGTGTGTCGGTTATCACTCGGATAATCACGACTTAATGGCGGAGGGAGAGGGATTCGGACTGCAACCGTCCATTGCAAAGACGTAACTTATTGAATTTTAAGGTAGCATAAAACGCTCAAAACTCGAAATATGCGGGATCACTGTACACGTATTACACGCGCCGTTCTACGATTTATTTGCACGCGCCTTTGCTATCGCTCCAATTGCATCAGCAGTTGAAGCACCGACTTCGGCAAGTTCTGCCCGCATCTCTTTTTCAGACATCGGCTCGCTCGTGTGCATGACCGGCTGTCCCTGCTGAGCATTCGTGTTTTGAAGGACCAGAACGAATTTCTCTTCACCATCTTCATCGAGACATTCCACGCCCCAACGATCAAACTCCATCTTCCCTTTCAGCGCAGCATCATTTTTCTCTCTGATCTGACGATCAAGTTCTTCAACGCCGGAAAGACTCAATTTCCCCGCGCCCTGGAGGAACAACAAATGCTGGCTACGCAGAAGGTAACCGCCAACCCCGTTGACGCCACCAACGTGATACCGATTGCCGTCCTTATCGATGCTCACTTTTACTTCGATTCCCTGCCGCTGCAGTTCCGCGACAGCATCTCGGGTGTCGTGCATGGATCGTCTCCTAATGATGGCGGAGAGGGTGAGATTCGAACTCACGAAACCTTTCGGTTCGCCGGTTTTCAAGACCGGTGCCATCAACCACTCGGCCACCTCTCCGTACAGAACATTATAAGCGGCCCGGCTCCCCAGGCCGCCCCTACTCAGTTAGGTCATATGCGCCCGCATGAACCTTCCAAGCTCTCCATCAGAGATCCTGAAACATTCATATTTCCGCTTGCGCCGATTCGATTGCACCGGCAATCGAAGGGCCTTTATCAAGCCACGACGAATCAACCGGCGAACCGTATCAACACCAAAGCCCAGCAGGTTCGCAACTTCCTTGACTGAGTACCATTTCTCTTGCTCCATGACTCTCACCATGAAGCTCGAACCCTCCGTCAGATCGGCTTTCGCCTCAAATTCCGGGGGCCTTAGAGAAACGCCGACAGCTACAACGCCGAAGGCATGCAGTGTCGGTAAACTCCTACCCAAAAGGGTAGGAGCTGGCGTATTATATGCCCGAAAAACGGGTTACCACCATGTTTCCTATCCAACCCGAAAAATACGCGCCGACTGGCGCGAAACCCCTTATCAGGACTGCACTTACTGGTATGCCGCACCGTCCCCATCTACCGACGGGCATCTCTCCCTTTCTCTCCTCATCGCTATTGCTCTTTCGTCGTTTCACCCTATTGGGCTACCGGGGCGAGATGCCCGTCGCTACGCTCGCCTTATCAGGTTCCCTATCGGTCAGGACGGTGCGGCACTGATGAACGAGCTAAACCCACCACCTGAGAATCGTGAGAAAGCTCACTTTTATGACGTCAGTATGCAAGCCATCGTAACGTGTGTGATTGCAGAGATCATTGCTGTACCAATTGCAGCCTTCATTCTCAAGACTCATGCTAACCCCATACTTCTTGCCGGGGGTTTCAGTACTACTATTCTCATTATTATTTGGTATTTTTGTTATAAGAAATATAAAGAATGGCTTACCCCTTACCAAATATTTGTTACCAAGTTAGACTTTGAACCCTGTCTCAAAAATGGAAAGAAAATTTCTATAGAGATTGAATTTCAAATTCCCAACATGCGTGCAAAACAGGGCAATCTTGAGATTCTGTATCACGCAACTCTCGCAGGATTGAATCGCACCCTTTCCCAACTGGCACTTCCACCCGATTATCCTGAAATGAAGCTCATCGTTCAGCAAGCCATCGAACCCGACATGAAGATAATCAATATGTTTATCTGTCGGGTGAAAATTGTCTCGATCAACCCGCCTCCCGCATTTCTCAACAAGACTGACCTCCACGAGATAGACCTCGGAGAATCACTCTATGATGGCAATCTCGACTCCTAGGATTATTTCTTTGAGCGGAAAGCATCGGGCTTTGGGAGTGTATATTTGCGGCCTACCGGGTAGCGGGAAAAGTTCACTCATCTCTCACCTCATTTTGAAAGACATTTGTGCAGGGCGCGGCGTTGCGGTGATCGACCCGACCGGAGATCTACTGAAACCCATCATTCAACGAATCCCCAAAAGCAGACTCGATGACGTAGTTTATTTCACGACCTCTAAGCCCCAGCCCATTGACTTTCTCTCGCCACAAGATGACGATGAGCAGGAAATTCTCCTCGATGACATGGTTGCGGCATTCGACGTGGCTGATGCGAAAGTTGCCGCCCCCATGCTCTATAAGATGATCCTCACGATTCTCGAAGCAAACGAAACGCTCAAGGAGAAAGGCTCCAAAAAACGATTCGGCATTCTTGACCTTAATCTGTTTATAAAAAACCCCAATGCGATCCTCTCGCAATGTTCAGCCGAGCGCCATGATTCGTGGACAAACCCCGCTCCAAGCAAAAAGGACTTTGAAACCGTCCTCCACCGGTTATTGAACTTCCAAGAAAAAAGGGCTTTCAAAACAGTCCTCACCCCATCACCTGATGCGTTGAACATCGGCACGATCATGGGCAAAGGCCAAATTTTTCTCGTGAGCATCAAAGATACCAAGAGCGATTTTTTTCTCGCTGCTCTTATCGTTTCCAAAATCCGGCAAATCGCATGGCGACAGCGTTACGTTCTTGAAAAGAACCGCGTTCCTTATTACCTGTATCTCGATGAATGCCATACCATTCTGAAATTTGCAGCCCGTGATTTCGAGACCATCCTTACCAGGGCGAGGAAATACCGTTTTTGTATCACGGCCGCCAATCAAGTCGTCGAAGACTTGCCGAAGGAGATACGCGAGAAACTCACCCTCTTTGGCACTCGTATCGAAATGGGATATTGCGGAATACCTTACCGCGCAGAGTGCATCACTCCCGAGGGACGATTTGTAATCGAGACCCCTCACTTCATGACAGTTAATGAAGCTCAATATGATTTGATACTCCAGAAACTCATTGTGGAAAAATCGGGTTGTGAACCAACCGAAGACATGCTTGAGTTAAAGGATGGAGGCAACAACACAGAGCCGACTTTCGCACGACCCCATAAGCCAAAAAAGGGACGTTCTTGAAGCGCTCACGGAGTATGGATTTTGCACGGTCAAAGACCTCGCCCGTGTTCTAAAACAAGACCCAACGAAAGTTACCCTCTCCTCGCTCGTCCGGACGACACGCCTATTGGAACAACAGGGCTACGTCAATCGCATCTACTTCCAGCCCCAAGCGTATACGAAGAAGCGAGGCCTTTTACCCTTTGCCATTGGACTATCCAAGCAAGGCGTTCAATGGGCTTATGAAAATGAGCCCATGAGCGATCCTGAATTATTTACGGAGATCCGTTCTCCCTTGATGATCCCCCATGATCTCAAAACCGTTCACTATCAAATTGCCCTCACCGAATACTGCGATACAAACGGTCTCGAATTATTTACCAAGAAAACCGACCTCTACCACACCGTAGAACCCGACCGTCTTTTTGCGATCAAAGGCAAGACCACACAATACTATTTCTTTGAACTAGAACGGCACCGCAAAACCCACAAAGCACTACTCAAGAAATTCCAGCGGTATGAAAACTACTACGGCACAGAACTTTGCAAGCGCGAATGGCATGACTTCAAAACCTTCACCGTGCTTACCCAGATGCGAAGCGAGGAATCGCGTCTCAATATTTTGAAATACCTTGCCGGAGAGCCAGCGATTTGGAACGGCAAACGTTATGTGAACGATCACCCCATCAAGCGCACGAACTTTTGGTTTTCAACCGAACAAGATCCCTTTATCTTCAAAACTCCGAAAGATTTTCAAACGAAGACGTACACCCTTCTCGACAAATAGCCCAAATGTTTCATACTTAATGCAATCGCTCTAACGAGCGGGAAATCCCGTTCCTTCTGGGCTGCCCCTGTCCCCGATGAGGGGCCAGTGGACAGCCTGGGACGGCGGGAAATCCCCTATGAAATTTTCCCTCGGAACTTTCGCCGGAACCTTTGGTCAGAAACCCTTTGAACTTGACCTCAACGATGGAGCTTTTCGGCACCTTTGGGTGATTGGAAAATCAGGGACCGGCAAAAGCACTCTCATCAGAAATCTCGCGGTTCACATCATGCGACAGGGCTATGGCCTCGGCATGATCGAACCCCACGGCGATCTCGTCTACAGCACAATCCCCTACATCACAGCCGACCGTCTTGAAGACATGCTCTATTTAGGCCCTGATTCGCCCCGCGCTCCCGACATAGGCCTCTTTGACCACCCGGACAAGGAATTAGCCCTCCAAACCTTCACGAGCACCATAGAGGCGAAGGCTGGGCTTGGCTGGGGGCCTCAGACAGCGAATGACCTCCGAGCTGTCGCAGACGCTGTGCTCGAACTGTGCCCCAATCCCACGATCATCGACATTCGCAAGGTCTTTGCACGCCCGAAATTTGCCGAACACTTTTTGCAGCGTTCCAAGAATCCAAACGTCCAAGACTTCTACCAGCAATATTTCGTTGACTTCAAGCCTCTCGACCGCGCCCGCGCTTTCTCTCACCCTTTGAATAAAATCGACGAATTGATGCGACCAGGCATCATCGAGTACCTCGTACAAAAACGTCATCTTAGTTTCAAAGGGATCATGGATAGGCAAAAACTGTTCTTTGCCCCCGTCTCAAAAACCAAAATGGGCACCCGTCCCGCGAAGACGCTTGGTGAGTTAATCGTTTCCCGCTTCAACCTTTCATCCTTTCAACGCAAGAAGCGCAACCGGCCTTTTTTCATAATCATCGACGAAGTACACAATTTCATTCAGGGCATCGACTTTGAAACGATGCTCGCCGAATCACGCAAGTACGGAGTGCATTACATTTTTGCCACGCAGACCCTTCAGCAAATGCGGCAGCCGAAAGACAACGACCTTATCGCTTTCGGCAACTGTTCGCACATCTTCTCATTCCGCGTCGGCGCTAAAGACGCCGAAGACATCGCCGCCAATTTTGGCGAGCCGGACACGAATCTTCAGCTCGTTAAACTCCCCAACTACACATTCAAAGCTCTCACCATGAGCGACGGTCAACCCCAGGCCTCTGATCCAGTGAACCTCACAGAATATCCTGACTTTACCGGACGAGAAATTCCCGCCCGAAAATCTCTCGACTGGGCGATGGCAAATACCGGCACTCCCCGCGAACAAATCCGCGCTCAAATCCAAGAAGCACTGCGTAACTAGCTGCTGTACTCCTTTCCCTTTGTCAGTTCATAATCCTTTCGTGATTGAGCTTTCTTTCAATGAATGCCCATACGGGTTCGCTCTACGTCCTGCCGCGCAGGGTCAGAGGGCGATGCTTGACGTGAAAACGTCCTGTTCAAAAGGCAAGTCCAGTCACCCGCGTAAAGGTGTGTAGAGGGGAAGATAAAACCTAATTACATAACCATGAACAAAACACCAACATTGACGCAGAAGCAGCGAGATGCGTTTGAGAAAACGTTGCAGCAAGCGTTACGAGAAGCTCAGACCGCTTACTCGAAGAAGCGCGATGAAGGTCACGATATTGCCATTCAGACACTCGCCAAGGAGCACGGTTGCGAGTCTCTTGTTGCGGAAGTAAATGCTCTCACGGAGAACCTTGCCACAGCGACGGCCGCGCTTGAAGAGAAAGGTTTCGAACTGAGTGGCTCTACCTTGCGCCTCAAGTGGAATCCACCCGAAGCTCTCGACCAGGCGTATGAAGACTTTATCGCGATCTATACTCAGGCTGAACGTGATCGGCGGGATGAGATCCAAGAAGCGTTAAATTGTGCGTGGACAATATCCTCGCTTACCGAAGCAAAGGCCTTGATTGATACTTTTGCGACGGCTCAGTAAATACATTAACCCTTTTCCTCTACACCGTAGCGCGAACAAGTCACAGGAGATCCCCAATGAAAAACGCAGCAGATCAACTCGAAGCTACACGCAAGAAACTCATCGACAAACTCTTGAAGAAGCGAAAGGAGATCGACGACCAGCTTGATGCGCTCGAATATAAAAAGCCCGCGTCCTAAACGCGGGCAGTTTTTGCATTCATGTAGCTTTGATAAATCTCGGCCATCACTTCTTTGATAACCTGCTTCCTGATTGTTTCGTCTTCGATGAAGAAGAGCAGGGCTTCCATGCGTACTCGTGCTTCTCGCATGTAGTACTTGCCCTTATCAGGGGAACTGGTATCGTCTGATATGTGGTGAGAGGGGGACTTTGGTGCCTCTTGAACCTGCCGTTCTCCATTTCGGGGAGCGGCTTTTTCTTGTGGGAACCATTCCTCAAGCTGTTTGCCGGCCGCACCAAATCCTTTTCTATCCAAACAGACAACCAGGTTGATGCAATCACCCCACTTGTCGCCTACGCCGTTCTTGCAGGCCGGGTGTTTGCACTGCCAACGATTCGTCGGAAGATGGACGCAGAAGCAGTTATTGCCCCGATCATTCGCCGGGTGAGTCGGTAGGGGACACGCGGTACAGGCATATTCAGAACCCACCCGACACCGGAGCCGAACGTTGTAGTGAAGCAGAACCTCCACGATTTTGACCCGCTCTTTCAGTTCCTTAAAATCCATTCTCGGCCTCCTTTCAGGCAAGCTGCCGTTTACAGGCATTGCAGTAGACAAACGGCCACGGAATGCAGCCGTCAGTCGTAGAAGCTTTCAGATTCCTGGAGCCGCAGTGTGGGCATGTTCCGATTCGCTCGGCTTCACGCTCGGCAACTGCCAAAGACTTTGCGTTGTGAATCACGTCGTCCATGACACCTCCAAAAGAAGAAAGCCCCGCTCGATGTGCAGGGCCTTTCAGGTTCGAGCGATCAGGATTGTTTGTCGAGCTTCTCCCGGACTTGCAGTTGCACGTTCGGAAAGAGATCGAGTTTCAGATTGAGGCTGCCGTCGCGATTCTCAAAAGCGATACCGCACCGATGCCAGTAGCTTTTCTTCTCATCGTTCGCGTCCGGCTGAATGACGAACACTTCTTTTGTCCTTGCCATACAGTCTCCTTTCAAGAGAGCTGCCTTAAGCAAAGCATATTGGCGGCAATCGTCAATCCACAGCTTGACGGATGTAAAGAAGCCTCTATAGTTATTTCATAACAGGAGGCAATGAATGATAAATACACCTACATAGCGAAACTTCGCGATAGACGCATGACTTTTAGTGAGATCGCGTTGCTACTCGGCCTTTCCCGTCAGAGAGTTCATCAGATCTACACCAGCTACAAAAAGCCACTTATTCCCGCCTTAGATCACAAGTTTTTATCCCCTGCCAAACGCAAGGCACTGGGCTTGCCAACGGTCGTTCTCGGTTCCCTCGGTATATCAGGCGGCCGCGACTACATTCGAGAGCTCGTAAGGATTCGAGATAAACGAACGTGTCAGATATGTAGACGGCGCTGGAAGCCTGGGCAACGGCGGTTCGACGTTCATCATCGGGACGAGAAGCATGAAGGCAAGAGCTTTAAGAAAGGCCACATTCGTTGGGATCGAGACCACATGGACAGAATGATTACTCTCTGTCACAAGTGCCATATGAATCTCGACGGAGTGCGCGCCAAAATGGGCAGACTTGACCTTAAACGCAAAACGAAGCGTAATTCTGCTATCCCCAAGACCTCTTGACAGCCGTCAAGGGCTTGCTATTGTTAGGTTAGGTTCGCTGATGGAGGGAGGGCGCGAAGGGCGGGCGGATACGGCAACGCTTATTGATAGCCCAAAGTACCGAAGTTACGCATTCCGTAAAAGACGTAATGGCAGTTAGCTACTGTCCCCTCCCCACAGCGAATCCCAAAGGTCGCAAAGCACAACTAATAAACAAATGAGTAGTTACGATCAAGAGTTCCTCGAAAGTCAGATTTACACCGACAAGAAGCCAGCAAGTTTCGGCAAGTGTGCCTTCTATCTCATCGTCGGCCTTCTCCTCGGATATTGGCTTTTTATGGGAGTAGGATACGCAGCCGCATTTCTCAAGATAGCCTTCGGATAAATTAACCAGTCGAAATAAGTAACGGTGACATTCGGGAGGACGGTTCTGCTGAAATGGAAGCCACTACTACGCTTTCAAGTAAGACGCTCCCCGCTCTCTGTACAACAGAAGCGGCGGCGAGGTGAGTAATCGGTCACGGTTCGCTCACCTCCTCCCGAATTCGTTAAATCTAAAACAACAACTAAAATGGCAGGAGAAATAATCAAAATCCAGCAGGAAGTCGAGCTTGAGCTCTCAAACAAGCAGACCCTTCAAACGCTGGTCGCAACCACCTTCAAGGGCCTCAACGAGAACAACGTTCGTCTCGCGATGGTCGAAGGCATGGTACGCGGTTTCACATTCAAAGATTTTCTTGAGAAGAACGTTTACGCGATTCCCTTTAGGGACGTTTACAGCCTCGTCACTTCGATAGATTACGCCCGCAAGATCGGTATGCGATCCGGTGTCGTCGGCAAGTCGGCACCGAAGTTCGAGGAAGACCAACGAGGCACGCCTGTAGCCTGCACCATCACCATTCAGCGAAAGCTTCCGGGATCAGACACGATCGGCGACTTCACCGCCACGGTGTATATGGCCGAATACAGCACCGGCCGGAGCCTTTGGGCAACGAAACCCCGAACCATGCTTGCGAAAGTTGCCGAGATGCATGCCCTCCGCATGGCTTGTCCCGAGGAGCTGTCGCAGAGCTACGTTGAAGAAGAAATCGAGCGCGATCGCAAGGAGGGTGAAGTCGTTCGCCCAACCGTGGACCTCAAAGAATGGGAAGCCAAGATGAAGGCCACAAAGTCGCTCGCCGAGCTTTCAGAGCTCTGGCCCTCAGTCCCGCCCGAAGCAAAGGTCGCACTCGCCGAGCTCAAGAATAGCCTCAAGAAACAACATGAAGGTTCTAACGTTTAGCGATCGCCTTTGGTGGATGGCTGCTCGGGAGGGAAAGATCACCGGCAGCCGCCTGAAGGACATCGTCGTCAAACGCGGTGCCGGCAAGAAGATTGGTTTTTATGCCCTCATTGCTGAAAAGTTGGGCGTTCCGGCCGAGGAAATCGAAACCCCAATGGAGCGTGGCAGCCGGCTGGAACAAGAGGCGCTCAAGCGGTTCGAGGAGGAAACCGGAAAGACAGTGGACGGCAGCTTGATCCTCTGGGCGCGTAATGACAACCCGAATATCGCCGTGTCGCCAGACGGCGTAATCGTTCCAAAGAAAAAGGGGGCAATCGAAACGGAGGCGGTCGAGGTCAAATGCCTTTCGGCCGCGAGGCACATCGAAGCGTTCCTCACGAAGCAGGTGCCGGCCGAATATGAATACCAGGTGCTCCAGTACTTCATCTGTAACGAGGATCTCAAAACACTTTACTTTGTGCTCTATGACCCCCGCTTCTCCCTCAACACCCAGGTGAAATTGGATTTCTTCTACATCGAGGTGAAGCGCAAGGCGGTACAGAAGGAAGTTGATGAAGTCCTTGCATACGAGCGTGCGACGCTCAAAGAGGTCGATGAAATCGTGAACAATCTCACATTCTGATGGAAATCCCAAACGAGAAAATAACAACCGATCTCATCCTTCGATGGCTCACGGAGCAAGTGGAATCAAAGCGAATGATACCCCGCGAGGTGTGGCTCGATGCCAGCTTCAAACTCAATTTGCTCCTGGGAGATGAGGTGCACGAAGCGGAGATGCTTCGCCAGACGATCGCGCAGAACAAACTCGCGATTCTTCAGGGACAGGAGAAGCGTAATGTCGCCGCCGCAGAACTTGAGATAGAAGCCAGCGACGAGTACCGCTTCATGCGGGAGCAGGACGCCAAAGTGGATCGGATCAAGGAATTTATCCGCATAGCAAAGAAAAACGTTGAACAAAACTTCTAAACATAATTATCACAATGGATCTCAATAAAGTATTGCTCGTAGGTCGTGTGACGGCAGATCCGCAGGTGCGAAGCACCCCGGGAGGACAGTCGGTTACTACAATCGGTGTTGCAACAAACAGAGTGTGGACTGATAAAAACAATCAGAAGCAGGAGGAAACAGAATTTCACAGCGTTGTCCTTTGGGGACGTCAGGCAGAAATCGCCGGACAATACCTCACGAAGGGTGCGATGGTTTTAATTGAAGGACGTCTTCAGACACGCAGCTGGACCGACAAAAATGGCGGAGCAAGAAAGACCACCGAAATTGTTGCCGAGCGTCTCCAGCTTGGTCCAGCCTCAATGAAGGATGCGAAGACCCCGGCCGCCAAGGCCGCTCCCGACAACGAAATCCCTGTCATCGATCTTAGTGACGATGAGAGTATCGATCCTTCTGAAATCCCCTTCTAAAAACAACGACAGGGCGACTCCGGTCGCCCTGTAAAATCTCTCTTCCATGAACCAACCGCCAATGATCCGATTCAAATATCCGCACGACTGCGTCATTTGCGGCGGCCGTGAGGAATCGAACGAGAACATGCACCGCATTGATTTCAACGACTTCAGTGGAGAACAGCTCGCCAAGCTTCCCGGAAAGTACCTCGGCCAGTATGTTCATAAGGATCCGAAGTGCCTGGGCGAAATTCTTAAACTCACCGGAAACCCATGATCCAGGACACAAGCCTTGAAGCACTCCAAAAAGTCCGTTCAAAGATCACCAAGTCGCAGGATGCGGTCTTGAAGATCATCAGACAGCATCCGGAGGGCCTCACGAACGCGGAGATCGGGTATTACGCAAGGAAACCGATAAACACGATTACGCCGCGAACGAATGAGTTGGCAAAAATGGGACTGATTTACGACGCCGGCCGGCGCGATTGCCGGGTGACACATTCTTCTGCTCACGCATGGAAGGCGAAGGTGCCCGTGTTGCCGCCAGCGAGAGATGAGAAGGAGGAAAAGGTCGATCAGCAAGCAACTCTTCTCTAAATATGGCGTGTCCAAATCTTCCGCCAACCATTGAGGAGCGCCGGTCAATCGGCAAATGCCACGTTTGTGAGCAGGACGGTCTTTCAATCGGATTCTGTAATATCTGCTGTCACTGGTTCTGCCGCAAGTGTAATAAACGCATCTTTGCGCGAGCAATGGAGGCGGTCAAGGAGCTCGCGGGAGGTCCTGTGCCAGGTTGTTGCGGTCCTCGCACTTCTCACTTTGCAAGCAGTCGTGTGAGTTCCCAATAGGTCGCATAGCACACTACCGCCACGAAGATTACGGTGCTCGCCACTTCCACCGTCAGAACCTTCACCCGCACAAAGAAATCGTTCTCACGTTTCATACTGGTTTCGACCATATCAAATCAAAACCATAAAAAACCAGTAGTAACAGCCCCAAGTGTGGAAAAGTGGAAAAACGAGAACAAATCACCTACGGTTTAGGTACGTAAAAGGTACATAAAGCTAACAGGTTCCATGAAATCAACCCGCTCTCCACAATGCCGCGAAGAACGTCACGAAGACTGCGCTGGCAAGATTGAACGCACCGAATTTAACGGGCACGACAACGACTGTCTTTGTAAGTGTCACGGATCGGCAAGAGAGAGGGAGTTCTTTGCAGACCATCGGGGACGTGGGGCGAAGGCTAACAAGAAGAATCAGGGATCTGGCACAATCCAATAAATCGATACCCCAACTCCGTCATCATCAGTATCGACGGATCGTAGCCCAGGTATAGTTGACCAGTGGGTTTCGCCTTCACAAGTCCAAGTCGAATCACATTTTCTGAGGTAAGAGCCCACTCCGCCGGTTCATATTTCCCTGAGGCAGACGCATGGATGCCATAGCGCGCCTCGATAACACTTTTCCATTCTTCAAAAGTGTTCGTGACCTCGACAGAAAAAATATGAAACGGCTGGGCTTCATGATTGCATTTATCAACCTGTCTAAGTGTCTCTTCGTAGCACATTTGAAGAAAACACACATCCAGCGGTGTCAATTGTTTAAGGATCTCGGGAGCGGCAGGCAATTCAATGTCTTCTACGGCGGTGTTCACCAGTAACGCTGCCCATCGGTCCTGGAGTTCGTCGTTTTCCTCGATCGCCCCATTCTGAATTATGGGAAGCAGGAGCTTGACTGACAGTTCATCGGGCTTTGTGTCCGCTATCAACAACATTTCCTTACTTCTCTTCTCAAACCGTTTCACCCTTTCATTGATTACGCGACCGAGCGTCTCGGAAGATGGCCCGAAGATATTCAGTACAATCTGATGCAACGGTGCAAGCGTTCCCTCAGTTATCCCTTGCGCCGCCGCCTTTATGAGTTCGGCATCATCTGCCACTGCGAATCTCCTCAATTGACGATTACACAACGAATTGTAAAGTGAAGGAAACCCACCCACAAGGAATTTGAAGGAGTCCGAACTACAAAAATCAATCCTCGACTATCTCGCCTGGAAACACGTCTTCCACTACCGAAACAACTCCGGCGCGATTTTTGCCACCTACAAGGGCAAGGATCGGTTCTTCAAGTTTGGCGCTGCCGGTTCGCCCGACATCGTCTGCGTCATCAATGGGCAGTACGTAGGGATCGAGGTCAAAGCCCTGAAGGGAAAGCAGACTGAGCATCAGAAGGAGTTTCAACGGCAGCTTGAGACGGCGGGAGGAAAGTACATTCTCGCCTATTCACTCGACGATGTGATCGCTGTCATTTAACTGTAGTTGCGAACGCCATCCACGATGATGAAGCCGAGCAAGAGATAGAGAAATCCGTGAGCGAACTCACGCGCCGTCGTATCAAAAGCCGGCGTCATGATCGCCGCCAGGCACGTCAGGAACGCAAAGTAGATGATCCAGCGAAAGACAGGGATCTTGGCGGGAGAGGGCGTCCGCACTGTTTGGATCACCGCAATCACGAGCGTTAGCGGTAACGCGAGCCAGCTTGCCAAATAGACGTTCGCCCGAAGCCAGTTCCCTATCAAATCTTCCTCTTCTTTGACCAGTCGTCTAGAAACGTCATCGCCGCCCGGAGCGCCGAATCTTCATCCCGCTCCATGACCCACGGGAAATCGTCAATGTGTTCCCAGGCGTCGTTTTCATTCGTCTCGTACACATAAACAGCCCACGGAGCCTTCGCATTCGTATGCGAGTACATCAGTTCGAGGCGATAGGTGTCTTCATTGATGACGACTTCTAACGTGAGCCGCACATCGGACAGCTCGCTAATCGACTTGAAGTCTTTGACTATTCCTTGCAGATCCACAAGTTCCCCTCCATTGACGAAATCCAGCAACATTGTATCGTTAGGGGAAAGCCCCGCAAAAGTACTATCTTCTCCTGGGAAACAAGCCTCTTTAGATCCATGTCTCACCACGAATTCAAAGCCCATCTCCGAACCCTCGCGCTCATCTTCCTCGTGTTTGTAGCGGCTGCCTTCATGGTCGAAATCCTCAAAGCTGTACTTTCATGAACAAGAAATTCTATTGGTACAAATCTGTTTCGTACGATTCCAACCCGATCCCGGTGCTCCTTAGTATTCTCGGGGCTCTTAACCCGAAGAACCGTCGAGACTTCACTTCATACCCCCCGCTCCGATACATTGCGTTTCGGTTAAAACAGCTTCAACTTTTCCCATGAGCCGCAAATTCGACCGACAACTTCGCATCAACGAGAAAGCGCTTGAGATCATCCAAGATCCCTACACTCTTTTCATGCTCGCCTCGAAACTGATCCGCAAGAAGCCCAAGTACGTGCCTCGATTCATCTGGAAAGGCCTTCTCTCCATTGTGATGACGCCCGAGTCGAAACAGAAAAACATTCAATCACCTCAGTAATGGCTCCACGTAACACCGAAAACCTCGTTCTCGAACTTCAGGACACAAACATCCCATGCGATCCGTGCCCGTTGCCGTGCATCGACAAGCATTTCCTCGTCTGCCGGCCGAAGGATTACAACCGGCGCACGAAGAAGCTCAAGCACGGCGCGAAGATTCTCCTTTTCACGATCAAAGCAGACCAGCCGAAAGCGTTTGAGCGAGCGGTCATCAAGGACGCAAAGGAATATCAATTCACCAAGTAAATGGACTACGAACTCGCAAGGCAACTGAAAGAAGCAGGATTTCCAATCAAGAAAGCAAACGGGGCTGAGGAAGCAGACTTCATCGCTAAGAACTATGGCATTGTAAGCATGGCGGTGATCGATTCGGTTCTCTACAAGCTGCCCACCCTCACCGAGCTTATCGAAGCGTGCGGGGAGGGATTCTTTGCGATCTCGCATTGGCCCGAAGGATGGACGGCTGAAGGCGGCCCGATCATTGGCGACGGAAACAAAAACTGGACTGCTCAAATTCAGTGCAAGAACTTGCCTTCCGCCGAAGAAGCGGTCGCGAAACTATGGATTGCACTGAACAAGAAAGATGCCTAAGCCCCGTCCGCTCAAACCTCAACATGAACTCTTCTGCCAGCTCTACGTGAAGAACGCAGAGCTTTTTGGCAACGGTACTCAGTGCTACGCAGAGGCTTATGGCTATAAGCTCGACAGCCTGTCAGATAAGCGCCCAACTGACGATCTTGGAAAAGAAACGGGTGAGCCGAGCGAACGTCAACGAGCAGAAAACGTTTGTGCTGTGGAAGCCAATCGCCTCCTAAGGACGCCTAAGATCCAAGACCGGCTCACTATCTTGTTGAACGAGATGTTGAAAGACACCGTTGTCGATGCCGAACTCGCCAAAGTCATTCTTCAAAACGAAAACCCAGCGGCAAAGATGACTGCGATCCGCGAGTACAACAAGATCCGACAACGCATTACCGAAAAGGTTGATTTGACCTCAGGCGGTGAAAAGGTCCAAGGCTTCACGCTCATTCCGCCCAATGCAGGTTCAGATCCAGCCCACGCCTAAGCAATTCATCGCCTGGAAGTGTTGGCTCGACGCTTTTACGCGTTTCATTTTGCTCGGCGGTGGTGCGGGTGGAGGCAAGAGCTGGTGGATATGCGAGAAGCGCCTTTACGAGGCGTATGTCTATCCGGGCATCCGTTCATTCATCGCCCGCAAAGAGCTGAAGCGCCTCATGCAGTCCACGTTCGTCACGTGGAACAAGGTCTGCAAATTTCACAACATCCCGAAAGATGATTGGTGGCTCGACGGCAAATACAACGTCATTCGTTTCAAGAACGGCTCAACGATTGATCTCTTGGACATCGACTATCTTCCGTCTGATCCTCTGTACGAGCGGCTCGGTTCCCTCGAATACACAAACGGCGACATCGAAGAAGCCGGCGAGATTCAATTCATGGCCTTCGATGTCTTGAAATCCCGTGTTGGCCGGCACATGAATGCCGAGTTCGGATTGCTGCCCAAGATCGGACTGACTGCCAACCCATCGAAAAACTTCCTCTACACGTTGTTCTATAAGCCGTGGAAGGCCGGCTCCATGCCTGGGCAGTATGCCTTCATTCAATCGCTTTACGGCGACAACGAGCATACGAAAGTGATCTACGGCCAACAGCTCGCCGAGATCACTGACAAGGCGACGAGAGAGCGCCTCATGTACGGCAATTGGGAATATGATGTGGACGGCTCGCTTATGGATTACGACGCGATCACCGATCTCTTCTCGAACGTTGTTGAGGCTTCAAACGAGAAGTATCTCATCGTGGACGCGGCTCGATTTGGCGGCGACCGAATCGTCTTCTCATTCTGGAAAGGCCTGCACTGCTACAAGACGATCATCAAAACGATGCAAGGCACCGACAAGACCGAAGAGGACATCCGGAACTTTTCAATAACCGATCAGATCCCATACTCGCACATTCTCGTGGATGAGGATGGCATCGGGGGGGGCATCGTGGACCACTTAAAAGGCATCAAGGGCTTTGTTGCGAATCATCGCGCGTTCGAGAACCCCGTTACGAAGGAAGTGGAGAATTTCGAGAATCTCAAGGCGCAATGCGCTTACAAGCTCGCGGACCTCGTGAATACCCACAAGATCGCGGTCACGAATTCGAACGAAACGGAGCGGCAATCGCTTATTGAGGAATTGGAGCAGATCAAAAGCAAAGACGCCGACAAGGACGGGAAGCGAAAGATCGTGGCGAAGGACGAGGTTAAGAAGAATATCGGGCGCTCGCCCGATTATGGAGATTGTTTCATTATGAGGATGTATTTCGAGGTTCAGAAGCCGAAGAGTCTTTTTGTTCCCGCGCCGACCGTCGGTCTTGTAAAGCCTTATCCCGGGCAGATCTGAGGGCTTTACGGTGTTCAGCTTTCTGTTCAGCTTCGTACTTCTCTGCGTCCCTCTCTGCCCAATGCCCGATTCCGAAGCCATCAGCCCCATGCTGTCTATAGAGCCTTTGGTTGGTCGTCGGCGGCAGAGTGCGGTACCCAATAAGTCCGAGCAATAGACCAATTGGATAGCACCATATAACGGTTTTGTCCGCTCCGAGAAATTTCACGACTGCTCCACCCGCTATTATCGAAATAACGCTACTCAGTGTTGACGGAGCGAACTTCTTGAAACGGGTGATGAAGTATCGGAAGAGGTATGCGATCACGATTCCGAGTGAGATTGCACCTATGGCCGGTATGATTTCGGACATGCGGATACCCTTGGTCGCACATCTTAGCACGACTGTTGCCCGCCGCCTACGACTGGGCTTGTGAGGCCGTACCCCGGAATGGCGGCATGATATACAATCGTGCGCCGATGATGAATTGGATCATTTCAAACCAGGTGTTCCTCGGCGCTCTCAGCTCCGTCATTCTTGCCGTCCTGACCGCGATACTGCTCATTTTGAACTACATTTATGTGCGGTCGAGTTGGAAGATGATGAAGACGATGGAGGCCGACGTTCGTTTTCGTATAACGCCTGTTTTGAACGTCAGCGTTACGCTCAGTGTCGCCAAGCCCGAAATTGTCGGCTTCACCATCATCATCGAGCCAACCAATGCCCCCGTGCGCTTGATGGGTGGAAAACTGAAGCTATTCTCCAGCAGCACCGAACACTTTGAGGCCGCCGAGTATGAACTCAAAAACCAAAGCGCTGTGATCCCTTTAGGCGATAGGTGGGATTGTCAGGATTCTGTCAAAATACCAAGCCGAGCGGCTCTCACGTGGTTTCTTGAAGTGACATATTCCGACGTTGCCGAGGTCTATCTCCACACGGAACGCCGTGATTCGGAACATCCCAAACGCACTTTCGTGACCAACTACAAATACTAGACTTATCCCCAGCCTCTTAGACCTTTACACCATTCGCGGGTGCTCTACACTGAAAGCAAACCCCGCATGGTTCCAAAGCTCACCATAGACCAGATTTCAAAGAACCTCATCTCTGATCGTTTTTGGCGCGAGCGCCGACATCCGCAGTGGACGACCAATTACGAACTCTATCGCGATACGGTGATTATCAATCGCCTCACCCAGCGGCAGAGCGTGAACGTGCCGTACATGAAGAAGACGCTCAAGACGTACCTCACGCAGACGAATTGGCCGGTTGATAACACCTACGAATCGAAATCAAACGACGCGAAAGCAGAGCTCTTCCTCAATGCGTATTGGGAGGAATGCGTTGAGCGCCTGAGGCTCGACATTCTCGAAGAAGTGGACCGCAAGCAGGAATGGCTCTACGGCCGTTCCTTCATGAAGCTGAACATCCTCGACGGCTGGTTTCACATGGAAGTCATCGACCCACAGGATGTGCTCGTTGACCGCTACGCGAATCCGTGGGACCTCCAGTCTGCGAAGCGCGTCACCCATGTCGGCATCTACCGATCAATTTCGCAGCTCGAACTGAATCCGCTCTACGACAAAGCCGCGATCGCTGAACTCCGCACATTCTTTGCAACCCAAGCAGGTTTGATTCAGGCCGGGCAGAACGCACAGATCGTTGCCGATCGCTCGCAGCGAATGCTCGACATGGGCGTGCCGGATGTGATGAATCCGATCGTCGGCGAAACGTACGTCGAACTGAACGAGACGCAGGAGAAAGTTTGGGATCCCGATGCAAAGCGTGAAGTCGTCATGGTCATCGTGACGGCGAACGCGAACCAGATCCTCATGCAAAAGCCGCTCGAAGAGATTCTCGGCGTCAACATGTTCACCTGGGCTTCATGGGCGGGTGATGTTGAACGCACCGACTTTTGGAGCGACGGCGGCGCAGACTCAGTTCGAGGCTTAAACCTCGTCGCCAATGCCCGTTGGAGCCAGAAAGTTGAGAACGGCACGCTCGTGAATTACGGCATGAATTTCTACGACTCGACGGCCAAAGAAGGCTGGACACCCGTCGGGTACGATCCGGCTCCGTTCGGTTTTTATCCATTGCCAGGACCCCCGAAAGACGTTTTGCAGAGCGTGACGATTCCCGAGATGGACGACGTTTTCAACGAACTCAATTTCATCGACGAGGAGATTCAAGGCGTATCAGGCGCAACCGCTATTGAGAACGGCGACACCGATCCGAATGCGGGCGGAGCGCAACAGACCGCCCAGGAGATTCAGATTCTCGCTGCGAAGGCCAAAGAACGCGCCCAGAACGTTTCTAAATACCACAAACGGTATTGGCAGGACATCGGCACCATCTTCGTCGCCCTCGTCATGGCAAACGGCGGAACGATGACGCAGCCGAAGCTCCACAAGAAAGCCGCATCAGGCAAATATTATGGCAAGACCTTGAACCTCAAAGAGGCGTATTCGAAGGACGGCTACAAGGTCAAAGTCGGCTCGAAAGCTGACAAGGAATCCGACGCCTTGCAGATGGTTCAGAAGCTCCAGGTCGCAACCGCGCAGTTCCCGAATAATATTCCGCTTCAGAAAATCCAGAAGCAAAAGACGCTCGATTGGTTGAACCT